CAACCCTTGAATTTACTTGCTGCTGAAGTTACCAAGAAACAAAGACTCTATGTTGTTTCTGGTGCTATTATTGCGTGTACTAATGTTATATATATTCATAACTCACTATTCAAATCTATTCGTAATCCCGATGCAGTTAGGCGTCGTGTAAATGAATTTGGATGGTATATGTACTGTAATCCGAAATATATTCAACGAGATATGGCAGGGAATCCTATTACTGATCCAACTACTCACCGCGTTCAAGGTTATGAGGGCTGTATAGAAATGTATGGTATGTTAGATAAAGATAAGATTCCTGTTATGCCGGACGGTTTATTATGTCCGGATATATGGTTTTTCCGTCGTCATAACTTCACGACAGGTACATTTTCTGATAATCAAATTATTTCACAAAAATCATTCTTTAATCTCTTGCACTCTTACCTTAAAAGTAAGAAAGAGAATAGTGAAAAGAAGAGAGATTTAATGGATCGTCAGGCTCTATATCTATTAGCACAAAAACACACAAAACAAACTTCGCAGGAGGCGGAGTTGGAAATTACTATTGATACTACATATGAAACTCGTATTGAATCAATTTCGAAAGAAAAGAAGATTCGTGAAGACGAGGCATTTGTAGAGAAACTCATGGCTACTACTCGACATCAAAAGAATTTGGTCCGGCAGCAAAAGAAGCTTCCCGCTTCCGCATTTCGGATTAAACCTCCTAGGGTCAAAAAGAAACATTGTCAGATGGACAATGCTGAAGCTGATGAATTTCTAGAAGTTACCGAAATGGCAGAGATTCAAAATACTATTGCTGACCCTATGTCAACTATAGATTTTTTGAAAGACTCCTATAACTTTTTAGTTTTTGGTAAAGATGCGTTAGATCGAACTGTTTTCGAGGAATTACAGAACCTATACACTTCCTATGTTCTTGAGAGAAGTGGTAGGGGTGATATGTCGTTACCTGCTGTTCGTCTTGCAGCGAATAGCGTTGTTAGTCCACATGCACAGCAAATAATTTCCACTTTTTTAGCAAATGCAGATTTTGTTACTTATTCCAATATATTCACTAGAGAAAGAGAATTTTGGGCGATTGTTCTTGAAAGAGAAGCTTTTAAGATGTTTCATCGTTTAGAATTTAAATTCGTTAGGCGTTTACTCAGAATGAATTATGAAGAAGCTGCTAAGAACGTTGTTTGGTTTTATTATACTTCTTCCATTAAAAACCCTTTATATTGCCGTATAGTATATTTGAAGGATATGATGTCTAGAGCTGTTTTAGAATTATCCAATGTTGCTGGACAAGGTTACAGATATGTTACGCGTATGTGGAATCTTGCTATGACTAATCATCGTTTTGCTCTTTTTATGGATGGTTTCGCAATGAGTTGCGGTATGTACGCCGGGATGGCTGTTGGTATGATCGTATTTATGAAAGTTCTACAATGGATGCTACCTCCTCTTCCAGATCCTTTGAAGGGGGAAGATGTTCCAGTCGTTCATACAGCTGATGTCCCTATGGAAGTAAGTATTAATCAGGCAGGTTGGGTAACCGATACTTCAAATGACTCTTTTATTAGTGCTCATATGGAGAACTTTTTCATGTTATATGTTGAGAGAGTTACGCCCGATGATAAATTTTTACGTCACCCTTGCAATCTAGTTTTTCTCGGCGAGAGATTAGCTGTGTTAGTCAATCATACTTTAGATGGGATCTATCGTATGAAAGAAGAACGTCCAACTGAACAAATTAACCTTATTCTTGTTAATTTTTCTCTGGGTACACCTGCAAATTCAACTCTTCGTTATCGTTTTGAAGATATTGAGATTTGTGGCACTCCGGAATTAAAAGCAATCGATTTAAACCTGATTCGCTTCAAGACCGGAAGGAAATATCCTATTTTAGATAAGATGATTCCTCCAAAAGCATGTCTCCAATATATGCTTGAGAAAAAAGACATTATGGCAACATTCGTTCAAAAGCCACTTCATGGTATTTTACCTTCTAGTCCTGCAGTACAACAGCATGTTAGATTGAACTATACCCAAGATCCAAGTTGTGGTTACATGTGTAGTGTAGCTGTTGGTAATGATAATTATAACTTAGGTTATGTTTCTTATCATATGTTTGCTATGCAGGGTATTAATCCTGGATTTTATACCATTTGTGGTGATTGTTCAACCCCCGGATTTATCACAGATACTCGAAAGAATTTCTGTGTTAACATGGATTGGAAACAAGCACAACAACCGTGGTTTGCATATCTTCATACCTCTATGCAGCATCTGATTCCACATGGTGTCCCCATTCATCGAGAATTATTTCAATCCTTTTTCGATGAAATGCGTATGAAAGACATTCCGACAACTCAACATCTTGCCGAAACTGTCCAAGAGTACATTGCAGCCTTTAAAGAAATGGGTTTACCCCAGATCGATCAGGGTTGTAGTGTAGAGATTTCCCCGAGTTATCAACCCCTTGATAAATTCCATGAATCTTTCGCATCTCTTAGTGTTCCATTTACTACATTTACCTCAAGTTCTATTGTGAGGTCTCCATGTTATGGTTTAGATACCCCGACCCGTGTCCCCGCTCGCCTTCGCGACTATGTGGATAAACGAACTGGTACATTGGTGAAGGTTATGGAAAAAGCGCGCGAACCTTATGGTAGTAATCAAGTTATATACAATGAGACTTTATTTAGTTGTATTGTTGATGATGTCGTAGCGCGAATCATGACGGAATCTGAATTGCCTACTTTAACAGAAGTGTTATCGATAGATCAAGTACTTTATGGTGATGTTGCTTATAATCTTGCACCAGTTGACTGGGGAACCTCTGCGGGGGTTATGCTCAGAACTATGTGTAAGTTATTTGGTATTAAAACTAAGGGAAAACGATTTATGGCAGAAAATGGAAAGATCAGACCAGAATATTATCGACTTGTTTCTAGACTTATAGAATTTTCTATCAATAAAATGAAAAAAGGTCAAAGGGTTGGTAATGTTTTCAATGACAATCTCAAAGATGAATTACTTAAATTTGAAAAAGTTCTTG